GAATAGGTGGGCGTAGCGATTCGATTCGGATTCACCAATCTCACAACTTATCGATTAACCATATCAGAACTCCACATACGATAGTCAATTTAATGAATTCTATCACTTTTTATCTTTCGTAGTATCGTCCACTACGCTATATGACTTCAGAGCTAACCTTTTAAGTTTTTTCTCTCTAACTATGGTTCTTGCACTGATTATATTTCCAGTCATATGTCTACTACAATACTTCTGTATTAACATTGTTGTATTTTACCTCCTATTTGTTGTCTCCACTCACACCATAAATCTCTTGTTATTGGTATGGCGTAGTGTGGTTTACCATTATACTGAACTTTCTCATATCCTTTATACTCCATTACGATATATGGTCTCGTATCATTTCCGTATCCGTTTGTAATTCTAATCAAATCATATGGTTTATCCACGATACGCTTTTCCCAATATTCCGTACACTCTCTATATTCTATGACTTTATCTCCTCGGAATATACTATTCATTATATCTTTATAAACGATTAGGTATAATGTCGTTGGGCTACCCGCATTATCGGACATTATCATTATCCATTTCATCTAAGTCGATTTCATCTATTCGGTAGTCTTCCAAGGTCTTGAATACATATCCCAACATACCCAACACAACAAACCCGCACCAAATCATAAATAATATCATTGCTGCTAAGTTCATTTTGAATTCCTCGATTTCATCGCTTCAACCGGTCCACCTTTACCGCCCATACCGGTTATTTTGGTTGGTTTATCCATATCTTTATTGATTTTTCTTTCACCATTTGATAATGAATACTTGGACTGGATTTTTTGATATTTTGCTTCTTCTCTCATTAATTTTTCTCTCTCGACTAAATCTTCTCTAAATTCTACCTCACTATCTATTGTGTCGTAGTAATCCTCACTATCTCTAATCATTTCATTATATTGATTTGTTTTCCCACCATTCCATATTTTTTCCGACATTATTTATCCTTTGTAATTTTGATTTATTATTGAGTAAATTACCCAACTCGTTATCATTACTACAAAGAATAAATGCCAAGTCATCTTATTGGATATCCGTTCTTATCTCTTAAATACGGATGCCCGAACTCGTCGCGTTTGGTCGTGTTTTTCGGGTCAATCTTTGATTGGACCGAAGTCCCACGCGTATTTGCGTCGACTTTGCTTTCCGTAAACTTTGTGATTAATATGTTCAATATTCCGGTCATTACCGATATTGTGAACACCACTCCCATTACCAAATATTTGGTTATCTTGAGCGTAAACTTTGTGATATTATGTTGTTGGGGAAACTTCATCTCTCTATTAATATATATGTATATACCTAAGAAAAATAAAAAATTTCTTTAACTTTGTTGAATTATTTTGGGTTCGACTGAACTTCTTTGATGTGCTTACAAGGTTTTCCTCTACCGAACTTGTAAGCCGGACAACTACACTCCCACTCTAAAGTCAATGGGTGAAATCTTATGTCATAGGTTTTACCTTGAACTCTGTAATGTCTCCAACCTCTTTCGGTTTCATAGTATCCACCGAATATATTCATTGCTGTTGATAACATATCCATTAGAACGGTAATTCTCCTGGGTCGTCTTGTGGTTCTTTATTATACCACAAATACATTTCCACATATCTTTTTGCTTGTGGTCTTGATGGTGAATTCTTGATAAAGTTTTCTGATTGTAATACTCTCAACATTTTTTTCATATGATTGATTAGACCGAAATCGTGGTCGTGGATATATGGTTCACCTTGTTCATTAAATGCTATATACATATCGAACTCATTTGACTTTGCCAAATACTCTAAAATATCTTCTTTATGACCACTACTTGATAAGAACTCCAAGAACTTTTCGTCCTCTAGCATTCTTTTCAATTGTTTAATTCTTTTTCCGTAATGTTGTTTATTATACTCGGTTGCGGCATGATAAGTATTGTATCTATCTAACCAAGATTGTTTTTCAGTTGGCATTAATTACTCATGCTCCTAATAAACCAAAACATAGCTATTACACCACATATTGTAGTTAATCCTACTGATACTAAATTTTCTAACATATTACCTCATATTATTTGTTGGTTGTGATATGACCCAAGCCATACCAATTAAAATTAAAATCGTAATAAATTCACTCATTATGCTATCCCCCACTCATAGAGAAATGCCTCTATTTCTGTTGGTGTTAAATCTGTTGATAGAATTTCTACCAAATCCCCTAATGTTATCATTGGTTCCGTCATATTATCCTCTCTCTTTCATAATTTTTTCAACAAGAGCATCGTGCCACTCCATATAAGTATTCCACTCTTGACTGACAAACTCTCTGAATTCTTTCAATACTGATTCATTATTAATTAAGTTTTCAAATTCTTCCGGTGAATCATCTCCATCAGCCATATAACCCTCAATAGGTTCATAACAACCTCTACAAACTACACCATATTCAGTTCCCTTATCAGAAGCGCCACAACAATTTGTAAATTGTCTAACGACTTTCTCGTTTGGGTCTGTAAAATTCTTTTCATAAATAATTGCCATATATCCTCCTAATTTTCTAAATAATTTACTGAACAATCGTTTACTGAATATTCTCTTTCAGACAACCTAAATTCTTTATTGACCATTTTTGGAACTTTTGAAGCGATAGTATCGGCGAACCACCTCGCATCCCCATTTTCATTTATAGTTGACCTTGGTCCACAACCTTGTTCATCTACATATATTTCCATAGTCATATTTACCCAATATCTTTTAGCCATTATAACCTTCCTCTCTAATAAAATTTATAAAATCTTTTTCGAAGTAATACATCGCAGTTTTTCTACAAAATAACCACTTCACTCCGTCTGATACTCTTGTAGTCCACATAAAATCACCAACACCAGTTTCATTGGCCCATTGAATTTCATTGGCTAACTTATTTCCATTTGTTAAATCTACTTCCCACTCTAATCTAGCTTCCATAATTATTTATTCTCCTTTTGAATAAAACCTACATAGAGTTGACCTGCCACTAATCCTTGTTCTAATTCTGTAATTTGTTTTTGTAATTCATTTAAAGTGCATTGAGCACCATTTATAAAAGTCCTACCTTCACTAATTTGTAAATCTGAACTATCCAAAGTTCCTTGATACTCTGGTAAGTTGTTTAATCCATTAGCCAATTCTTGTTCTAATGTATTTATTAATTCTTTAATTCTATCTATCATAATAATCCTCCATTTTCACACATTGCGATAACTTGTTCATCTGTAAAACCTTTGACATTGTAAGTATCTGTAAAGTCCTCTGGTGTGAAGAAGTCAGTATCATCTAATAAGTCCTCATAACCTTGTTTACAACCACCCTCATTGAAAGCGAGAGTTTCTCTTTTCATCTCATACAAATCATAAACTGCTTGATTTGTGTTTTCTGTGTTTTCATTAATCTCTAATGTTTCTCCATATAAAACCATAATTTTTCTCCTTTTCCTTTAATTCTTTATACAATATAATCATAATAAATGACAATGTCAAGTAAAATATTGTAAATTTGTAAAATAATCATTACATTTCCAAAGAATCTAACCACTCCTCTATTTCTTGTGGTGTCATTCTTCCGTCCTCCTCAAGAGCCTCTCTTTGTTCTTGTCTTGTTTGTGGTCTACCATTATTGTAGACTGGCCCAATGCCAGTTTCGGCTTGGAACTCAATGTCGTCTTGTGGTAATTTACCAGCATCCCTTGCTAGCTCATAATTTAAACAACCTATTGCAAATGTTCCCATATCCATATTAATTTTTCCTTATCATCATTATCATTACAATACAATATATTAATAATAAATGAGAAAGTCAAGCTTTTTCGTTGTTTTTTTTGATTTAGTTTGTGAACATACCCCAGAAACTTTCTACGAGAGCTGCGATTAAACCACCACCAATAATACCTCTCCACATTGTAGTATTCTTTCTAAATGCTGAGTTTTGTTTGGTTTCTGCCCATAGACCAGTTTCGGGATTGAATAGATTTTCTTTGATAAATTTGATATCTGTGTGAATATCACCGAGCTTTGAGTCAAACTCTTGATGTAATAGGTCAACTCGCTTGTCTTGTTCGTCCAAACGATATTCTATTAGTTTTAAATTCTCTTTGTCGGTCTTATTCATATCAGTAATAAATATCACTAATTATAAAATCCGTTTATTTTTTGAAAGGTTTTTTCTTCCAATTTCTTCTTTTTCTGGGTTGTGGTTTACCTCTTTTGTAGGATTTGTCCAATTGAGCTTTCAAAAGTCTTTTCTCTTCTTCTAATTCATCAATATCTACCGTATATTGTTTTATCTTTGGTCCTACGAATAATGATAATGCCATAACTCCAAATATTGAACCTAACATTATTCCTAAATATACCCAACCTAAAATTTGTAATGTTTCCATTTTAACTCCTTAATATAATGGCTCCTGGATTATCATTCCAGAAGTCATCTATCGTGAATCCTTGCACTTCACAAGTTTCACGAACTATTTGTTTCATCTTTTCACTCTTACCAGTTATAATTTTAACTGGAAAGTTGTTCATATTGTAATGTAGAATCAATAAGTTTGCTAACTTATCCTCTACTTCATCGTGTTTAAATCCGTGTAAATCAATTTCCGTCATATTCCTTTACCTCATACAATCTGTCAAAGGTTTCTTTGTCCATTTGTTTCTTATTTTGAAAAACCTCTTTTGCTACTTGTTCTGATGTTTTTATCACTTCGATTGTGTCTACCACTTCTTTTGTTCTTTTATTCACTAATTTGAATCGCATACTATATTGTCCTCTTGATGTTCTACCATTTGTTCTATCCATATATCAAATATGTCTAATTGAAATCTTGCTCCTTCTTCACCACTATCTTTTATAATTTTATGTAAGTTGATGAGTATTTGATAACTTTGTGCAGTTAGTTCCCAGGGATTAAACACAACCTTAATATCATATATCGGATTATTTGGAATGTCCGTATGCAATTTTTTATCCAATTGATAATCTGTGTTTGGTTGTTCTTTCTCGATATATTGTAATATCTCCTCTCTGGCAGGAACCACCATATATTGACAATAAGGTTCTAATTGTCTAATGGTTTCTACATCTGCAGCTTCTGTTAATTCAAATCCAATACTATAATGTGGTGTAATGATTGGTTTTAGATATGGGTCGTGTTCAACCATAGTTCCCCATTTTCTTATGAAGTTTCTCGTGCTTCTTTCATTTTGTGCTAACCACTCATCAGTTTCTCTATTTTTCATAAACACTTGTCCGTCAGGATTTCGTTTTGCTCCGTCTGCAAATCGTGAACCACGACAAGTCATATGATAAACACAACCTTTTCTTGTCTGAACTACTTTATATCCTGCTAAAATAAATCTATTGAATATATCACTATCCTCTTTTGATTGTGGTGCGAACAATGGGTCGTGTCCACCAATCTTTTGGAAGTCCTCTTTATAGATAGCCCAAGGAGCGAATATACCCTCAGTAGTTTCTTGTTCTGGCTTGTAATCATTACTGAACCAATTTAATAACTCTTGCTCTTTGAACTCCTCTGGTTCTATACCGAAGTCTATTAATACCTTTTCCGGTCCTGGTGGGTGTAGTGGTGGTTCTATTCTTGTTCCACTCACAACCACACCTGGTTTGATATGTCTTAGTATCTCCTTATCAAATCCTGGTAAAGAATACATATCGGCGTGATATATCATCACAATATCATTTGTAGCATAATCATTAATTAATGTATCGTATAGAATAGTGTGTCCTAATCTTTTTGGTCCCTCGTTTCTGTGTATTTTTACATTAGCATCTTTTTCTGCTATCTCTTTCATCCACTCCCAAGTTCCGTCATCTGAAAAATCATCTGCCATACAAATCTCGTGTCTGTATCCAAGGTTTTTTCTAATACTATCATATGACCATTTGAGATATTTTAGATTTGACCTTGAAGGTTGTATAAATGATATTGTTTTATCCATTTTTAAATTCCTTGTTTACTTTTTGGAAATCTTTTAACCAAGCTTCCTCTGAATAATGTTTATCAAATAATTCTCTCGTTTGTTCTGAACACTCATTGTAGAAGAATTTATCCTCATATAGTTTTTTTAATATTCTTTGAGCACCCTGTATATCTCCTACCTCAACCGTAGTTTGTGGGTGTAATAAATCTTGTGTATCTAATCCACCATATCCTAAACAAGGTGTTCCGTGCCAACTTAGATTCATACTAAATGTTCCAGCTGCATGTGTTCTCATCATATGAATTCCAACTTTGTATTTACCACACTCTTTTATCCACTCTCTCCAACTTAGATAAGGTAGATAAGTGATATCTGGAATCATATCTTCCTCTTGTTGTTTTCTACCCATTGATACATTTGTGATTGGTTGATTTACTGCGTGAGCTATCAAATAACTATCCAACCCACTATACCAACTCGTAAAATTACCACCCAATATAATTCCCTCTTTATCATTTGAATATTGAGCACTTTCTAATCCCTCTGGCAACATAAGAGTTCTCATCACTCTTACATCTTTACAACCTAATCCTTTATAATATTTGATGTCTGATTCATTATGACACCAAACCCAATCTGCTTTTCTTAGATTTTCAACAAATTGAAATTGTTGTTCAACTGAGTAATCTTGGAAATACCAATGTGGTCCCTCTTGCATTATCGCAATCTTATCACAATGTTGTTTGAACCAATCAACATCTAAGTTTGGTTTTGTTTTTGGTATCGTGACCACCCCTAAATCATATTTCTCTGTCGGTGTTTTTCCGTAAGGACACCAATCTGCGTCCATCATTATTGACCAAGCTATATCATTTCTTGCATTTGGAAATGTTCTCTCTACTTTTCCTACGATACCACTTTCTGAAAAGAATACTACTTTCATTTTATTTCCGATATTGTTTTGAATTGTAACTCATTGTATTGTGATAATAAATATTTGACAACTTGTTGAAAATGTAAATAATTTTTCTCACTCCAAACATTGTCGTTCCAATCCCCCTGGATATGTGATTGAAACATAAAAGTCTCCCCGTACAAATTGATATTATCTGTTTCGTGTATCCCGTCTGCTCCCACAAAATGTTGAGTGTCAAATTGAATACCCTGGTTTATTTGTTCGTGTTGTGCCACCCAATCAAAATAACTTGATATAGCAGTGGCTGCTTCTTGTTGAATACCCCAACCTGGCGCTCTAAATCCTTTTGGTTTGTGTCCACATTGTTCCCATAAGTCTAATGACTCCTGAATTCTTTCGGTTGCCTCTACGAAGTTCAATTCTAAGAACTCCTGGTCTCCTATCTGTTCAAATGTATATTTCTGAACATCGTGATAATGTCCGTGGTTTGCCAGTTCAACCCAGTCAAATTGTTTCCAATATGATACCCAGTCTTTTGTCAACTTATACTTATGATGATAATAACTTGGGCAGAATAGGGTAAATTTGACCCCAAATTCGTCATTTAACGAACGCAAATAATCAACTTGGACATCACCCTCGCATCCCCAACCTTGTTCTGGGTGCAAATCATCAATCGCTACAACTAAGTTCATTTTTTCAATTCTTTCTTGTTAAATGGTTCTTGTGAGTAGAATAACTTATTTAAATTACCCTTTGATATTTCATTATATTCTTTATACCAACCTCTTGTTGACCTTTTGAAGTGTGTGTTTTTAGATTGGTCCTCATCTTTGACATAATTTCTTTTTCTGGTATGATTTCTATTATGAACTTTCAATATATTTTTGATGACATATTGTTTGTAGTTTTCTCCCATATGTAATCTACAACTTTCTAAAAATGCACTATCGTCTCCGTTCATAAATACTGCCGGTGGAATATTTGCACCTGTTCTCAATAAGTCTGATGATATTATTAGTCCACTTCCGTCAAACTTTGGATAGGTTATCATTTGAACATCTAATTCTGTTGTCTTAGAATTAACTTCGTCCATTTCCTCTTGGCTCATAGTATATCTGATACTCCAAGGTGATGATTCTGCTAATTTTGTATCCTCTGGGGTATCCATTGAATAGTATGGTTTATCTGTAAACTCCGGGTGTTCTAATACTTTCCAACTATCGTCCCACATTTTTCTAATACCAAATGTTGCTATAAATCTGTTGATATTGTTAGACTTAGAGTGTTCCATAAGTTGTTCTAATATTCCGAACATTTGTCTTGGCATTAAACAATCTGATTCACCCCATATAATATAATCACACTCATTACATTGGTTATTTAGTTCTCTACGATAGTCTGCCATTGTGTATGGTTTATCATTATCCTCATAGAATAAACTTACGAAATCATATTTCTTTTCAAGTTTTTCAATCTTGGCATAAATAGATTGTAGAGCTGTGCTCTCCTCAAAATACTCTGACATATTCCACATCATCTCTACCTTGACATTTTCTTTGTTCTCAATATCTTGTAATGCCAGATGAACTGATTTTAGATACTCTTCCACCATTTCTATTTCATAGAACATAACGTGGCACCCTATGATATATTTGTTATTTAATTTCATTTTTAATTACCTCTAATAATTCTGTGTAGTCATTATCACCAGTTTCATTTACTTTGTGTTCATATGTCTTTTCATTTATCTTACCAATGATATCAAATACTGGAATACATTTATTATTTGATAGTCTTTGAAAATATGAGTTCTCTCCAAAATAGTTTGGTCTTAGTTCTTTTCCTTGAGTTACATAAGATATTACTGGTCTGTCCCACAAACAACTTAAAACCGTACTACCACCACAAGGTGCTATAAAATAATCCGTGTTTGCCATTAACATTAGTTGTGTTGTGTTGTAATCATATTTATCCACTAAGTCATCAAATAAATGAACATTATCAAAATACTTTGGTAAATCTCTATCCGATATGTTCCCAACTTCCTCAACATCTGCCCTAATGTCCAGTCCCGATTGCATAGTGCTTACTTCATTTTGGTCCATTGGAAACTCTCCACCAAAAGTTCCTGAATTGACTGGTCTTTTGTAAATCACATTATAACCCTTTTCTGTTAGATATGAAAACATATCATATAAAGACTGAATATCAAAATAACCAAATGGTTCGTGTGCGTGTTCTAAATTGTATTTGTTTGATATGAAAACCATTTTACCCATATTGAACTCATCATTTTTGTAATGTTCCCTATATTGTGGAACTTCCCACTCATCATAATTCAAAACACCTGGTTCCTCTATTGGATTAACTCCGTGTATCCAGTTATTTGGTAGAGTATCTAATCCTGCTATTCTATTATCTATTGTTCTTTCGTCAAACGCTTCTCTTACATCATTACACCAGAAATAGAATGGTCTCATACCCTTTGATGTTATGATTGTTTTTACTTTATCACGATTATAATAAGCATAAGGTATGGTTAATGCTAATTCTATTCCGAACTCAGGATTAGTTTTAATAATCATTTTCAACCTTTTTAATTATATGAAATCCCTCTGCATATTTACAATTTGCTTGGATACCACGATATTGTGCCATTAGTTTTAGATTTTTTGTTACATCAAAACCAACCTTTTTATACTTTTCAAATTGACTTTTATGACACTCAGCTGATACTATCTTTTGGTCAAATGTCGTATCGATATCCACGAAGTAATTTATGTTCATAGGATTTTCTGATTGTCTTGGTATTGGTATTTGTTCATAACAATATACATTTGGAACATATCTTGCAGCAGCCATTGTTGTTCTGAAAGTTGCTATATGGTCTTGATTACTATCTCCTGCCCAATGAGTATAGATAGTATCTATTTCGTATTCTTTGATTAGTTTCTCTAACTCTGATACACTTTCTAAATTGAATGGAACATTTAAATCTGTAAATGGTAAATAATGTATTTCATCAACACCTAATGCTTCTGCCGCACATTGTGTTTCCTTTTTTAATTGTTCGTGAGAACGAATAACTTTACCAGTTGTTTTATCAACTGATTGAGTATCAGTCATACAAACATAAATAACTTTATCTCCTCGTTGTTTATGTTTTATCAATGTTCCACCACAACCAAACTCTATATCGTCCGGGTGTGCTCCGATAGCCATTATATGTTTAATTTTTGGAATAGACTTATCATCAACGAACACATCAACACCTGGTTTTTTACCAACCTCTATTTTGTGATACTTTACACCCCACTCGTCTAGTTGTTGTTTAGTAAACTCTAACCAATTCTCACCTGACCAATGACCTCTTGAAGTGGAAATAATAATGTGATGACCCTCATCATACAACTCATTTATTCTTTTTACAACTTTTGAAAATGGTTTTGCTTCTTCATATGGAACTCCACCACTACATATCGTATTATCTATGTCGAAACAATATTTCACAATACTATCTCGTCCCAATATCTCGTAATGGTTATCTCGTCTGGTTCTTCAAGTTCAAGTTTATCACCAAACTTTTCTGCTAATATCACATCAACAAAATTAATACCTGCTATTGTTGTGAATATTGAACCACCACCAAATCTTGGATTGATTTCAGTTAGTTTTGGCTTTCCATCTTTGTCCTCTTTCATCTGAACACATAATGGTCCACGAAAACTTTGGTCTTGAAAAAACATCTCTAAGAACATAATCATATCTCTATTCAACTCAATCTTACCACAAGTAGAATTACCACCCTTAACATTTACTCTTTTTCTTGGAACGATTACTTTTGTTTTATCTGTTAGTAAAACATCAATGGTCCACTCCTGTCCTGGTAAGTATTCTTGATATATCCTCATTGGTCTATTTTCAACTGCTGCTATATGTCCCGCATTTTCAAGTAATTCAAATCCACGACTACCTCGTCCCGTGATTGGCTTTTGAACCATTGGCAAATCTAAATTTTCCCAACTCATTTCTGTTTGTGGCATATGACTACCATAAAATGTTTTGTAGTGTTTGTAGAAATCATATTTGTCTTGACATAACTTTATTAGTTTTTCATTACACATATAAGAGTTTTCATATTTTGATAAATAAGCTAAATCCTCTTCACCTGTTGGTAAAATTAAGTCTGGTTGTTCTCGTTTGATTATTTCATCATATTGATTAAAACAATCTGGAACTTGGTCAACCACAATACCTTTATCTACCCATTGTAGTCCTACTGCATTTTCATCACTATCAACTCCTATGACATATAATTGTTCTCTATATTTAGAACGATTAATCATCTTGATAACTGATTGTCCAGCTATACCACCGACATAAGTCAACATTATTTTGAACTTGTCTTTTTTCTTTTCAAGTTCTTGTATTCCCATTACTTCTTCCAAATCCATTAGATTAACTCCTTGATTTCCTCAATAGTGAATTGTTCTGCCTCATTAGAATATAACCCGTCTTCTGATATCTTCTCGTGTAGGTTTTCTCCAATTTGTAGTCCAATAGTTTTTACTTTTAATTCCTGACCCTCTGGTAAATACTTTTCTGCCATAGCATCAAGTAGATTACCCATACTCATAGACTTCATACTTGGAAAGTGGAAATGACTTGTCGTAGCATTTTCCATACAATCAAATATTAAATCAACTGCTTGATTAAGTGTCCAGAAATATCTTGTTGCTTCTGGGTCTGTCACGATAATCTCTTCACCATTTTGTAGTTTGTCTTTCCAAATACATAATACTGAACCAGTTGAATATAACACATTACCATAACGAACTATTCTGAATTTAGTTTGTGGATAATCTTGTTCAAATTGTGTGAACATTCTTTCCATAAGATATTTGGTTGCTCCATAAGTTCCACTAACTTGAGCTGCTTTATCTGTTGAAATACCAATCACGAACTCCACATCATTTTTCACTGCTTGTTCCAATACATTCATACTACCAATTACATTAGACTTGATACACTCTCTACCTTGTGTTTCTGCTAATCCCACATGCTTGAATGCAGCCAAATGAAATACACCTGTGATACCTCTCATTAATCGTGGTAGTGTAAACTCATCACAAATATCTCCGGTATGGATTTCTAGTTTGCTATCTTTATATTTAGATTTTAATTCTATTAGTTTACCCTCGTTTCTTGATACGGTAATTACTTCTCCACCTTGTTGTAGAATTCTCTCAATCAGTTCTCCACCAAGGAATCCTGCTCCTCCGGTTATTAAGTATTTTTTTCCTTGTTCGATTTTAATCACTTTATTTCTCCTAATCTTTATACCAATTATTACTAATTTGGTTTTTTTGTTCTTCTCTCTCAATACGAACCGGTGAACCTACACCAAAATTCATATCACTTTCCGTTTGATTTACTAACAATGTCATTAAGTGGTCATAGGAATCCATAAACCTACAATCACTATCAGTTCTATCTACTTCAACTTTATTATCAATAAAATCTTTTAATGTGTCTTCCAAAGACTTTTCTCCCACTCTACCTGCTACGAACTTTTGATTTCCTGGTCTGTCTAAGAAACCTGCTTCCCTATAAAGGAATATATCCCCTAAACTATCAATAGCAACTGACATTTGTGGATATCCTGATTTTCTCATCTCTTTACCTGAAACCCTTGCTAATGGTTTACCAAGAACTCCGTCTCCAAGTGCGACCATAGCATATCCAAAATCCACATGCATATCTGGACATTCTTTGTCTTTTCTTTCATTAAATTCTTTGAACACATCTATCAATTGTGTTCTTTGTTCGTCTGTCATCAGACCCTCTAAATGATATTTTCTACCCTCAACTTGTTTATCTACATCATCATTTATTTCTGTAACACTTCCAAAGTCCTCTCGTAATGTTATGAAATCAACTCCTCTACCATTATCCACCTGTGAGTTAACCTCATTAACATAATCTAGTAGTTCTAAGATTGTATCGATATTCTCTGGTAGAATAATATAATTTAGTCCAAACTTTAAGTTTGGGTTTTTTTCATTTCTCATTTTTAAAAACTCTATCATATTTTTCTTAACTAACTGATATGCTTTCTTGTGTCTTGTTACAAAATATGTCGATTCCTCATTGGTTCCATATAATGAAATACGAAGTGAGTCTAAATCCCAAAAACCTGGATTTCTTTCCAAGAACTTCTTGGTTAACATATGTCCATTTGTAATTAATGGAACTCTTACACCCTCAGACTTTGCATGTGATATGATATCACTTAAACCCGAATTAGTTAGTGGTTCTAGTCCACCTGATATTGATAGTGTTGAGTGTTTTGGCATATTTGAAATGATGTCTTTAAATCTTTGGTTCCCCTCTTTCATAACACTACCTCTATACTTAGCGTTCTGATTTCTACCACAAAATCCACAATAATACATACACGATAAACCTGGAAACAATGCTAATCTAAATGGATATTGATATTCGTAATTAACGACCTTTTCATTTACCCCATTTTTGATATAAGGTATCATTGTGTTCCAATACTTTCTACCTAATCCCTCTTTCACTATTAATTGTTGAAAGAAATCATTATTGTAAATCACTTTATTTAAATCTCTGAGTTCGTCTTTACTGATATTCAACTCGTCTAATAAATCTTTTTGTGTTGTCCAGGGCATTTCTGATAGTCTATGTATAATAAGAGCTATTTCCTCAACCATAGAATTATCTACCTCATCACCTATGATAGTGTGAACTTTATCTGACATATGATATTCACTTTGAAGCCAGTTTCTCATTATTTCGACTTTATTCATTTATCTTCCTAATCAATTCTCTTCCTGCATTTACACAAGTATCTATTTTACCACTAAATAAACTATATACATTATCTCCCTCGTGATTAACTAGTGTTGGTCTCGCGTCATCGTGGTCTCGATTTGAAAGAACTGCTCTAAATGTATACATAGAACCTATGTGTTCTAAGTCTGCAAACTCATCTCCAAAATACTTTACTCCACTTTCTATAAACTTATCTATTTTTGTAAGTTTTGGGTCTGGGTTTGTAATTAATCCTTTGTTCAAGTATTTCGTATATTCACTATCCCAAAATGGTTCAGTTCCCTCGTTCCAAGTATGGATTGCGTGTTTCACATTACCTAAAACGTGATACTCATCTCCATATGGGTCCAAACACATAAATGGTCCGTCCATTACCACTATACTCGTATCTTCAAAAATCTTTGGTAGTTTCACAACTGGTTTTTCACACAACTCATATTGATACCATTTCTTATCATCTAATAACTGATTGATATTTGAGTATGTTGCTATTACCACCACATCATAATCTTTTTTACATTGTTCTAAATCTGTTATCTCTGTGTTTAAATACACATCTATATTAGAACCCCATAACTTTTTGTCTAGGTTTTGTCTGAGTAAAGTTGGATTGAACAATTCTTCCTCTGCTACGATTGTCAAATCACAATTAGGCATTGGTTCTCTTTCTGTGTAGGGTAAGTTCATATCATTTAAAAACTCTTTATATTCATCTGCATTTACCAAACTATCCTCAGATGCTATTGAATACATATGAGTTATACCACCATTAATCACACAATCTTGATACTTTCTTTTAAATGAATATAATCCGTCTAAACACTCTTGAGCAGTTTCTTTACTTCGTGGATAATGATAACCCTTGTGTAATCTATATTGATTGATTGAAGAAGCTCCTCTCATAATACCATCAGACTTTTCCTTGACATCAACTTTAAAACCATAATTCATTAATGCCATAGCACTTGATAATCCAAATACTCCTGCTCCTACGACTAATGCCTTTGGATAGACTACCTCTTTTACCTTTTCAGATAGTCTGATTGCATTTAATGACATCTTTCTATTCAATTCATAATCACCTGCATTTGAAAACAAGAAACTAAATAATGTTTTCAATGGTTCTCCACCATAATTTACCAAGTCAGTTTCATTTACGAAATGCATTGGTTCATCAGAGAAACCATATTTAAACATTGCTGTTCTTCCGTCCTCTAACTCAACTTTAAAGTCATCAGACACACCCTCAATAGATTTAATATCAAAGTCTGTATCTCCAACCCACATATAGAAATGATGATATGCTAGTCTATCTACAAAATTTACATCTGTTTGGTTTGGTTTGGTCCAAACAAAGTAATTCATATCGTCATAAATTGGATAGTCATCTCTCCAACTAAACACATCATCAACATATAATTTACAATTCATAACATCTGCAAACTCAAACAACTGAATAGCACTTTCATAACTTAATGTTAATGGTTTTTCACAAAATACATTTTTACCTTGTCCTAACCAATACATTGCTTGTTCATAGTGTAAATCGTTAGGTGTTGAAATAATAACCCAATCTGCTTGTTCTGGTTCAACGAAGTTAATGTTGAAAAAATCATCGGATAATGACAATTCATTGATAGTCTTATCAATGACTTTCCCCCACTTACCTTTTCCTATTAGTCCTACTTTAACCATACAAATAATCAAATGTTTTTTTCATCCAATATGGAACCGTCTTATCTTTATTTGGTAGTCCGTTAAAATGATATATCCAACCTATATCAGTAAATAACATATCCTCTGCCAGAACTTCTTTTTTCAACATACAACCCATATTATATTTGTAAGGTAATAATTTGACATCAACATTTTGTAATTTTAAATTAAAATTCAATGGTGTTTGGTCTGTTCCAATACCATACTTTTGTTGGATTGTGTTGATTTGTTCTATGTTTTCAAAATAAAAATCTCTCATATGTTGAAAGAACTCTCTGTGTGAATCATTGACGATTTGGAAACCACTATTCCCGTAAGTCCAATAGTCAATCCAAGCTCCATTATATACATATTTTGAGTAGTGTTCCATACCTCTTAATACCCAGTCATAACTCCCGTCATCGTGTATCATACAATACTTGTTGTCTGTTTCATCAAAAAAGTTTGGACAATCTGGGTGAATAATCGTATCAGCATCAACCATTAGAGTTTGATTTGCTTTGATTTCGTTAGCGTCATAGATGTCAAATAAGAAGTATCTTTGCCAAATGATATGCATATCGTCCATTGATAATACTGGTTCCTCTAATAAAAATAACTCTACATCATTTTTATCACACCACCTTCTCCAACTTTCGATACCGATTTCGTATTCTGGTTTTAGTTGTCCGTCTTTTTTGACTGCAATAATAAACACTACATTTTTATTCATAATTTTTCTCCACTAACTCCCAAGTATCTTTCATTAATCTTGTTCTATCCTCAATTGGAAATCCTGTGAAATGCCAGATATAACTATACTTGATAAAAAATGGTGTTTTATCATCTCCGTCTTGCCAGTTATGACTAAACATTTCTCTTTTGTGCATTGGAAACATATTCCACCTAATATCAAACTCTTTCGTTTTAATACCTTGTTTTTGAACTTCATAATTACAAATCGTTTGAACTTTTCCACCACCCATTTTAGCTGTTTCATCAAGTTGTTCTGAGTTTTCTTCATATAACTTTATCAATCCGTCAAATATTGGTTTGTGTTCTTTGGTAAAAAACTTTATCGCAGAACTATAATAATTGTAAATATCTAATGTTTGGTCTGGATAATATTTCTGGTAAAACCCTGCGCTTTTATGGTTCCACCTTAAATTAGAATAGTCTTTGGACCAACACCACTCATCTGTATATAAGTCAAATGGATTAGGTGCGTCCCACTTCATCATACTATCACTATCGACATAACCTATTTTATCATAAGTATCTCCGACTTTCTCGAAAATCGTATCTTTATTCCAAACTGGAAATTTATATCTTGGATTGTGTTCATCAATCAACAAGAAGTCAACATTATTTCTTTCACACCAATATTTCCAAGACTTTATTGCATATTGAGCGTAATCGTAGTTTCTGTATGTTGAAGTGTCGTGGTCAATAGCCACCATATAAATTAAATTTTTACTCACCAATCTCTCCTTTGATGTATTTTCTTAAGTCTTCCTTTGGTTCATATCCAATCAGTCTTTTAGCTATTTGAGTATCACAAAGAGTTTCTCTTGCTTCTCCTGGTCTTTCGTCAATATATGTGGTTTCACACTTAAACATAGATGCTAATTCATTAATGGAATGATTTACACCACTTCCTAATTCAACTATATCCCAAGAAAAATTGTTTTCTGCTGTTAAAACCATACCCTCAACTATGTCATTAACGTGTGTAAAATCTCTTCTTTGAAATCCATCACCCGTTATTGTTAATGGTTCCCCGTTTTTATATTGTTCTAAGAATATACCAACGACTGCTGCATATTCACCTGATAGTGGTTGATGGTCTCCATAAACATTGTAAAATCTACATATTGATACTTCAACTTGATACAATGTATTATACATTTCACACAATTGTTCTGATAAATCTTTCGTGAATGTGTAAGGGTTTTTGTATTTACCCCCGTGAACTGATGAAGAACCTGCATAAATCATTCTACATTTTCTTTCCCTTACCCACTCTAATATATTGAGTGTTCCCATTGTGTTGATTTCAAATGTATTGGCTGGGTTTTCAAATGATGGTTGTATTCTTGGAAATGCTGCTAGATGAAATACGATATCTGGTTGTTCCATATAATAACCAAAATCAACTACATCTCTAACATCAGCTGTAAAATATTCACACCCCTCTTGATGATTTTCTTCTGTTCCTGTTGAATAGTTATCAAGACTAACTACATTATGTCCGTCTTTTAATAACCTTTTGATTAGGTTTGTTCCGATAAAACCTGCTCCACCTGTAACCATTATATTCATTTTTACTCCTATATTATATCTTCATATAACTTGTTTTGAACTTCTTGTCTTACGATATCTTTTTCGTGTTTTAAAGTCAATTCTTCGTGTGGTGGTAAATGTGAATAAGTTTTTGCTCCGTCTATTACCTCGTGAACTGGCTTGACCCATTTGATGTGGTCCGCATTTCTAAATATTCTTGCCTGATAGTCAGGAAAATTAATCCACCCCTTTTCTGTTGTTCTCCATTTCCAAAGGTTTAAATGAAAGTCTGTAATACCATTGACGATATTAACTCTTGGAACCCACACTAAATCGGTGTCATTAATCTCTAATATCGTTGGTAATTGTTGTAGAAGTATTTCATTTGGTATTTCATCTGCGTCAATGTGAAATATAAAATCACCTGAACAATGTTCTTTTGTATAGTTTTTTAATGCTGAAAAATCTTTTCTAAAATGAAATGTATTTACTTTTAATTGTCTTGGTTGAAACCAATTATGATACTCGTATTTTTCTAATACTTTATCAAGGGCATAAAATTCATCTTGCATAATACTTTTATCACCGACTTTAGATATATCTCGTGTGACTACCACTTCATCTTCTTTTCTAATGTGTTTAGATAAGTGGTCTAATAAGTTATCTAATTCTTTATATTCATTATAAACCGTTATTCCATAACTAATTTTCATCTGGCAATGCCCTTTCTAATGCGTCCTTTTTGTCTTCCAAAATCAAGTCAACAACTCTACCAAGTGTTTGACCTATCAAATCTTTACTATCTTCAACTAAAAACACTCTTCTCTTTCTACACTCTCGTAAAAAATATGTTCTGAATATAGGTGTCTTGTCTAAAAACTTTTGTAAATTTTCATATATTCTTTGTATTGCTCTTTCATCTGTGTAGTCTGCATTTTTGTCTGTTGCTTCAAAGTAATCATTAATTTGTTCAAACATTTGTTTCAATACCAATGGATTGATAGATTGTTTTTTTGTGTTTTCTATTTCTAATCCTATGAAAAACTCTACAATTCTATTAGTGGATTTCTTTCTATAACGATATCTTGGTGCTAATACATAAGCAGTTCTATTTGAACTCTCACCTTTCATATTTTTGTATCTAAATCTTACGATTTGTCCAGCTTGTATTATTTGCCAATTGGTATTCTTCATAAGTCCTTAACGATACCCATTTTCTTACAAGCATCTAAAAATTCGTGTTGTCCGTATTCGGTTGCGTTTTCAACATCCAAAGTGTGTTCGTGTCCCTGATATTGTGGGTCTTTTTGTTCTTCCTTTGATAGTTTACGAACCTCTGCTAACTTCCAATTCCAGTTATTTTTTGTTCCCTCGGGATAAATCATACCAAACTTACCCATATTTAAAATCGTTGGAAACCAAAAGATTTCTCTTTCATAATCAAAGAATTTTATATCTCTCATTAGTTCTGTTGAAGAATCTTCCATTTTCTTAACTGCGTCTGAATCTCTCGTGTATGTTGAATTACTCATAAATCCACAATTGAAACAAATATATGAACTGAATTTCTCTAAATCTATTTTCTCTTCAAAACAATTATTATCATTTAAACAATGTGGACAAGTTATTTTTATCTCTGCCATATTATCCTTTTTTTAATTTTGGTAATTTAAGTTTTTTAGGTTCTTTCTTCAATGTTGGTAATTTTAACTCAACTTGTTGTGGAATACCCTCTAACATAGTATCTGTGATAATGATTAGTTTTTCTTTCATCGCCTCATATGAGAAGTTTTCACGATTAACTATCATTTGTTTCTTACCACGAACCTTATATTTGTTGTAGTTTTTAAATACATCTAACATTAATCTACTAGAAATTCCATAATTTACCGTACTCCATTCTGATTCCGGTGTTGTATATCCTTTTGGAAATGCATTTGTAGGAACTTTTGTCATCGTGTGTGGTAATTCAACAGTATATTGAGAATCTAAGAAATCTGCTTGACCTGTTGAAATTGGTGCCAAGATTGGTTTACCACTAAATGATGCTTCTAACAATGGTCTTCCAAATCCCTCTCCGTGTGTAAATGTAATGTGTGCTTTTACTTTCGGGTGATTATACATTTGGTTCATTTCTTTATCTGATAAATCCCCGTGTAATAAATAAACATTAGGTAATTTTGCTGAACCAAAAGTAGTTTTTATATCGTTTATTTTTTTCTTTAGAGCTGTTCTATCGATGATTGAGAAATTAGCACCACTTGTTTTAAGAATTAGTGCCGGTGAATTTTTTGTATCTTTGAATGTGGTAAAGAATGTTTTTAACATCATACCGATATCTTTTCTGTCCTCTCCGAGATTACCTTGCAACCAATGTCCTACGAATAGAAAACAAAAGTCCTCATCAATCTTAGAAAATTGTTTTTTCAAGTCATCTGAAATTTCTTTTGTTTCCTTGTATAGATTAGCATCTGCTCCCTCAAATAAGACTTCACTTGGTTTTTGTAATGTAACTTCTCCAATCTTTTGCATTTTACCAGTTTGTTTAGACATATTATTATCAAACTTATCAAAGATTGTTTCTGAAAAACCTTTCTTTGAAAACTCAGATGTAAATATAACTTTATCCATACGATTACAACCCTCTATCCAATCTGCTGGTGGTATTGTAGTTTCAATCCCCGCAGTCATACCTACATTTTTCTTTGCTATGGATGCGAATTCACTAGGTATTACAATGTGATAATGAAGTTCTGGTTGTCTTGCCAGATTTGGTTGTCTTAAAATTCTTTTTTGTATCTCTTTATGACTTTCGTTATTTTTATCTAATGCAGTCATTGGTGTTGAACCCCAAGGAACTGATTGGATTACAACATCATACTTATCACTTTCAATCAATGCTCTACAAATATCTCTCGCGTGGTTTCCATATCCACTACGAGTTTCAACTGGAGCCGTTACTAATATTATTGGTTTCATCATACTTTGTATACCTCATATCTTTCTCTTGGTGTCCATTTTTCAAAAGCAGTGTTCATATGGTCTTTAAATAATTGACACATATGTCTTGCTGACATCATTGCGTCATCACTACAAACCCACTCGTGTCCTTTAAATCCACACTCTTTTCTTTGTTCTTTTGTCATATTATACCAGAACTCAATAGCATCAGCTGCTTCATACCAATCACATCTGTCATCAAAAATATATGGTGTTGGTGGTGAACCTTGTAATGAACGACTCTTAGGCCATACTGGTTTCGCCCACTCTCCGTGAGTTAGAGCTTTGTTGTCTTCCCATAGTCTCCAATCGTGTAGAGAACCAATCTTTCCGTAATCTTTATAAGTTAGATATTCTCCATTTACTTTAAATCCACATTGGTCTTGTAGTCCACCCGTAACATTAACCACGATTGGTGTTCCACACATTAGACTTTCACAAGTTCCTAATCCAAAACCCTCGTTGGATGCTAAATTGATTGTTACATCTGCTATGTTGTATAAATAATTTAAGTGTTTATTTTCTAACTTTTGTGTTGAAAATATAATGTTTAAATCTGGACACATTTCCTGGACCACTGCTGGTAGGTCGGTTCCATTATTATCAGAAGGTTGAGTATGTAGAACAAATGCAGTCTTATCTCTTTTTTCTTTTGGTAGTTTATCTGCAAATGTTTTGAAAGCCAAAATAGTATCGGAAGTCATCTTTCTTCTGATGTTTCTATTATTGTAAAATAAACAAAATTCTATATCTTTCCCCTGGAACAATTCTGACTTCATCTTGTTCATCTCTAATTTTTCTTTTTCGTTTTCAACCGGATAAAAGTATTTTTCATTTATTCCGTGTGGTATGTAGGTTGAGTCCCAATCTGTTCTTGGTTTATTCTGACATACATTTTGAACTATGTTGTGTGTTTGTTTTGAAATGTTTAACATTAAATCACAACTCTCATAATAAGGTTCGTTCCACCTTGGATAAGGTAAGTCGTCCCATATGTTGTAATAAAATATAGGAATATGTTGTCTGATTTCGTGTTCCATATTGTATAACCACCCCCAAAATCTTGGGTCTGTATAAATCATAATCGCATCTGGTTTTTCTAATTTAATCAAATGTCTTAATAAGTTTGGATTACCATACCCGTCAATTGGATAAATTTTTAATGATGCGTTTTCGACACCAGTTTCTTTTCTAACTGAGTCGTTCATATCGATAATTTTACCATTGTCTGGGTGTTTGATTGCTCCACCAACCTGGACCCAATCATACTCATCAAGAGTTCCCATTACAATTTCTCTTGACATTGTTCCGACACCACTTGACATACGCAAATCGTCTGATAGTAAAATTATTTTTTTCTTTTTATTTTCTGAAACCTTTGTTAATTTTGGTAATTGCATTACAACCTCTTAATATTTTGAACCACTTTTTTCTAAATTATCATACTCCAAAACTTTCTTTTGGAAGTCCTCATCATAAACAAACATATCTAATGTCCTGTTTACTAATTTTTGTAATGAAAAGTCATCTCGGATAGATTTTTCTCTAAATTTCTTGTAGAGTTCGTCAATGACTTTTACTGATGTTAGTTTTTCTTCTTTCATAATTCTATATATATAAATATATACTCTAATCCAAAATCACATACTTTTTTTTAATTTTCTCACAATATTCTAGTGCTGACCTTGTTCCCTTGGTAATCTCTCCGTCTTTAACAAATGCCACCACTTTGTCTGAATATTTAACCAAGTCTTTATTTCTTTTGTGATAATAACCAACATTGTAAGGTTTTCCATAATTATAAGCCTCCATTACACAATACATATTATGTGGTTCGTGTTGTGGTGGAAACTCACTATAAGGTATTTTGAACTCTAATGCGAACTTCTTTGCGTATTTATCTGCTCCGTCTTTCGCACCACCACCCACAACTTCTACTTCTGGGTGTTCCATTCTTAATCGAAACATAAAACTTTTCATTTTTGTTTTATTACTATAAGTTCTACTACCAATGATTGCTACTTTCACTAGTCGTTTCTTTTTTGTTTTCTAATTGGTTCCGGGCTTAGTTCGTCTTTGTTAACGAACTCATATGTTTTTACGAAATGTTTTAATCCATTTATAATGTCTCTTGGATTATCATATTCATATGCAAATCTAAAGTTTTCCATATAATCTTTATTTGCTGGTTTCACTCCCTTTGGTCTGATATCATAAGTGATAAAGTGATTTTGGTCATCTGTTAACTCTGGAATAATAATTATTTTAGTATTAAACTGAGCCTCAGTTTTCCAATACTTAATAAATGGTTCTAATGTATTTAAGTCTACCATTTCAGTCTCTCTATCATACCAAAGGTATAATGGAAATGGAACACCACTTAAATAATCTAATTGTTTGATTTTCATCAACTCTTGAAATACTTCTTGCTCAAAATCTGTTGCTAAAAAGTCCGTTACCTTTAATCTTAAACTTGGTTCTGTCATTCTAAGTCCTTACAACTTCTGCACTTCTTGTGCTTTTCACATTTTTCATAGTCGTGTGAAATGATTTTACCTTTGTCATCATAACACTCGTCCATAAACTCTTGTAACCTATTCATAACCTTATTGATACTTGGTTTTCCACTTGCTGGTGAAAATGCCTGTAATCGTCTTTGTGGATACATCATATTTTCATATAATCTTCTCTTTAATATTAAATATTCGACATCTATTTTATCCTCTGATATCTCTAATTGTTTTGCCATAAAGTGTTTGTATAATAACAACTGATTAGTTTTGTTCTTGTCGGCTTTCATATATTTGTTCCAACCCATAGTAGATGATTTGATATCAATAACTTTCATACGACCAGTTTTCTTATCGTGTAGAACAACATCCATAAATCCTACAAATCTCATATTCTTTGGTAGTTTGTAATTTAGGTTCATCTCGATACCGACTAACTCAGTATCTTTCTTTTTGAAATGATTACCTTTTCTTTTTAAGAATTCATCAATGATATTGAATCCGTCATTAGTGAACTCAACCATTTCTTTCTGGTCTACTTCAAATCCGTCACCATATCTATCTTTGGATTCTTTATATAGTTCTTTCATACGATATACTAAGATATCGTGAAGTGGTAATTCATCAGCTTCTTTGATTGTTCGTTCATAATAACATACTAAATATGCTTGAATAGTTTCGTGAATAGCACTACCGAACAAGGTATAGATATTACCTTTGAAAGTTTCTGCTTTGTCCACATAATTTGCTTTCCAAGTATAAGGACATTTGTCCCACATTGCGAACTGACTATAACTTATTTTGCCCATTTACCTCTCGCTACTACTTGCGCCATAACCCCATAATTTGATACATCTGAAAAACTATCCGTTACGGGTTCTCCCTCAACTGAGTTCTCTCCGTTTCTCAATAATAATGTTTTCATTCTTTCTATCTTGTCGTTCATTCTGAACCACAATCCTAATAATGATAATTTAATATCCTCTGGTGTTTTTAATATTGTTCCCACTGCGATATTTTGTGGGCCGTAATCATATTGTTTTCTACAAAACAATTCATATTGTTCTGATTGTATTTTTAGAAACTCACCTGTCATTTCAGGGTAAGTTCTCTCCATATATTTTACGACATCTTGTGTGTCTACTGCCTCTACTTGTTCTTTTGTAGGTGAATCTTTAATCATTACTTACTCCATATTTTTTTTAGTTGCTTTTCATCTACACCATATTTGGATACGATAGAATATACAACATCTTTACCCATAATGTCAAGTGTTTTTTCAACATTTTCTGAACTATCTTCAAAATACTCACACAATATATCCATAGCCCAACTCTCTATCTTTGATTTTTTCTTGGATTTTGTGTATCTTAGAAATGTTCTGCTTTTTGGAATTACATTGGTGTAGAATTGATAAACTGATTTAGGTTCTAACTCCCAATATCTTTGGATTTCATTTACAACTTCAATCCACTCTGGCTTCATTGATAGAAATCTATGCACCATATAATTTGACCAAGTCTTTTTATCAGCATCAGAAATGTCGTCCCAATAATTTGGGTTCTGTGAATTTGTAATTTCTTTTATGTGGTCAAATAGTGTTTTTGTTTTCATTGTGAATAACCTTAGATATAAATAAGTATCTTACTTAAATCTCAAAATGTATTTTTTTTAATATGTTCCTGTTAAACTTGTTCTTGGTAATGATATATTATATTTTTCATAATTTAAACTATTTAAGTATAGTGTTTGATTAACTTCGTCCTTACCGCATTTGTTGATATCAATTGATGACTCAAATTTTTCATTTAAAATTATATCGTTATCATTTTTCATTAGGCCGTTATCTTTCTTATCTAATCTAACTTTGTAATCAACAACAAGATTTAATTTATTGTTTTTAGTTTTCAAATCTATATTACACAAAAAATGAGAATCTTCTAAATCATATGTTTTGAAATAATCATTGATACTTAGTGAAATGTCTGACTGCCTTGATACATTTGCAATCAACCAAGCGAATGTTTTTATGTTTAATTCTATTTCATTTTTTATAATTTGTTTTGTATCATCTGAATATGATTGACTTAAAAAACTTGTGTCGAAAAAGTTTGACTTTTTATATCGTTTAAAATCTACATCACATTTTTTTACTTCAAGTGCATTTCTTAATATCCTACTTTGTAATCTGATGTTAGAACTTCTCAATAATACCTCTGTTAAATAAGACCTTAAATGTCTAACCAATAAAAAATTCTTCAAATCATTACTAACCCAACTTTTGAATACTTTTTTATCATCTGAGACATCAAACTTTTCTTTGTATATATCGAGTGGTGTATTGTCTATGATGTCGGTAGATTGCATTAAAAATATCCCACCATTTCTACCAAAATATTTTTTGTTATCATATAAAAACTTCAGACCAGTCATAAAGTCTATGTGATTTTCTTTTGGAAAACCTGGTATCCAATTAGCATTAAAATGCACATTGTTTTTATACGCCGATTTCAAAAACATACTTATTGTTTCTGTTTCTTGTCTTTTCTCCATTAAATTTAAAATCTTTGGTACACCGTTTTCCATACCAACATTCATATAATCTAAACCTGACTTTACTGCTTTCTTTAATAATCTGTGATTAAGTTTTTTATGTATTCTAAAATATCCACCCCATTTTATATTATCGATATTCTCATCTGACAACACATTTACAAAATCCTCGAACCTTGACATTGAACCATTGATTAATGAATCTGTAAACCAGAAGTTTTTTATTTCAGTATCATTGATTAAATGTTTTATATCATTTAGTAGTTTGTCATTGTTCTTATATCTATACAATCTGGTTTCACTACAAAAAGTACATTTAAAAGTGCACCCCCTTGAACTTTGTATCGGAAGTGTTGTGTCTTGATTTAGTTTATCATAGTGTTGTATGACCTCTTTATCCCAACTCGGTCTTTCTAAAGTATTTAGTATTATTGGTCTGGCATTTCCGTTAAATACTGGTGTTCTACCACTACGACCCTTTGGTAAAACCGTAGGGAAACTTGGTGTGATTTTGTCCCAACGATATATTCCGTTTATATTTTCATAATTTTTATTTTTTTCATATGAGTTTACTAAATCTGCTATTATCGTTTCTCCCTCGTTTGAACCACAAGCGACATCAACAAACTCTCTATACTTTCCGTCTTCAACTAACCCACCACAATCAGAATACCAAGAGTGTGGTCCACCATACCAAATCTGTATCTTTTTATTTCTTTCTTTTAAGTATCTGGCAATATAATCAGTCGCCATAATGTTTGAAGTGTAAGTGGTAAAACAAACCACATCATATTTAACTAACTCCTCAATGCGAGAGTCCCAAAAATCTTTCAGTATAGGTAATACATTATTTACAAATGTTCTTTTGGAATTCCAAGGTTTATCATTTCCCCAATCATAAAACAAGTCTTTATCTATTTCTTTTACATACAACGAGCTTTCGACATTTAAATCAAATTGTTTTACAAATGTATTTTTATTTTTGATGTGTGATTTTAAACTACCTATTGCGAATGAAGGTGTTTCAATAGACCATTGTGGACATATTACGAGCGCTAATCTCATACGAAACAATCACCAAGCATCCAAGTTATCAATGAAAATCTCCTACCTTTTGTTATAGGTGTAATTCTGTGTGATAAGAAAGCTGGAAATATTGTAATACTACCTCTGGTTCTAGGTGCGGTGTAATTATTTTTACCTGATTTATCCGTGATACCAAATTCCAAATTACCACCCTCATATTTTGTCTCGTCTGACAACTGAACAATTGCGGTTAGTTTTCTCAATGAAGTTTCTCTCGCACCACAATCAGTATGCCATTTGTATTTACCACCATTTTCATATCTTAGTATTTTTACCTTTTCCATCTCTTTAATATTAAACTTCCAAATGGATTGATTAGATAATTCGAAAACCATTTTTAGTTTGTTATTGAGTTTCTCATTATTGATTGTAACTTCTTTGTTATCACGAACCTCTTTGTTCAGAATATTCTCATTGTAATTACCTGCGAGTTCTGATTCAGTTGGTTCACCTGTTTCTAAGTATCTCATTAGTTTCTGGCATTGACTAATAGATAAAAAGTCTTCCCTATGAACCACAAACTTAAAATTATCACTTTGTATCATACGAAAGTATCTCCCACTCCCCAACAAACACAAGAATATCTTTCTCCCTTTGTTATCGGTGTGACTCCGTGTCCTGCAAATGATGGGTGTATAATTAATTTACCTACTTCTGGCTCTATTTTTGTTCCGTCAAATATTGAAAACTCTCCACCCTCATAATCTGTATTTAAAAATACGATACAAGTTAATTTAACTGAACTAAATTGTTGTATCGGGTGAAAATCTGAATGTGGATTATACCAATCTCCTACATTGTATCTATGTGCTTGTAATCTGTTTTTATATATTCCTTTGATATTATATTTGTATGTGGTTAGGTCTGCAATTTGAAGTGCACTCCAAAACTTATCAAGATACTTTTGATTGTAAGCTTCACTAATGTTTAACATACAAACACTCTCGTCCATAACCTCCGCTTCTCCACCTGTGTAGTGTCCTTTTTTTCTCGTAGATTGTTTGTTAATATAGTCTATCATATAATCGCAATCTTCTTGAGAGAAAAAGTTTTTCTTTTCCACCACCCATTTGAAGTCTTGGTTTAACTTCAAACTATCCATATCAATTGGTTTATACATTTTACTCCTATCTGAAATGGTCTCCGACAAATAATTCTTGAATTACATATCGTTTACCTTTTGTTACTGGCGTTACATTATGGCATAGAAATGCCGGAAATAATGTTAATGAACCTTTTAGTTTGTTCATCGTATACCACTCTTTTGTATCTTTATCTTGGATACCGAATTGAACATCTCCACCCTCATATTCACTCGGGTCTGTAAGTTGGACAATTCCTACAATCTTTCTGTTGGAACAACTACCTGCGTTAAAGTCTGTGTGCCAACCATAAAAACCACCTTTTGTGTATTCTATTAATTTTAATTCATCATCACATCCGTCAACATCAAAGTGAAAAACACTATCATTAACTATGTTTACCATTTGAAACATTTTGTCTTGTAGCCATTTCCAATCTTTATTGGTTTTGTCTGGTCTGAATTCATTGTGTGGTTGGTCAAATAAATACCACTCATTAGTTTTTCTAATTTCTGGCAATATCGCTGTTCCGTTTTCATCTCCGACACAACCAATCACATCTTGTTCTGATTCCATAATGTCTTTTAATAACTCATCACACTTTTCTGGTGAGAAGAAGTTAGGTATTTGAATTGAAAATTTAAAATTGTCGTTATATGTCTGACTCATCTGATACTAAAACCCTATTCGCAAAATAATTCTTGCCGTTATTTGTTCTGTTAATGTTGTATGTTTCTATAAGTCCGTCAATTTTTTCAACACTAACTACTTTAATTTTGTTTAACCCATCATTTAAAACTTCATCACCGACCTCTAATGGTCTGTAATCTGAATCTATGTGTGAATCACTCGCAACATAAAACGGGTGGTCATCTGTGGCTGTAATTTCAGTATTATCATCAAACTTATATTTAATTAAATTGTCGTGTAATACTTTTACAACTTCTAAAACTATTGAGTCTTGTAATTTACCACTCTCCACATCATAGGTTTTTATTTTTGAACCTAATTCAATGTGTTTGATTTTGTGATAAGTTCCGTCTGATAATGTAATCATCGTATCGCCTGTGAAACATTTTCTCGGTGGAATATTATGAACTAAAATTTCTGATGTAAAGTATGTATCAATATCCTCTACATCTAATGAATAATATGGATTATCCTCTCCGACTTCTGAAACTGATGTAACTTCAACTTCATTTCCGTCTTTATCAAATAAATAATCTCCAACTGATATTTCATTTGGTTTCGCAAATGTCCAAGTGTCTCCTTGTTTCAAAAAGTATCTGGCACCTTTCATCATTGATTGGTTCATAACTGGTATTTTTATCGAACCATTGACCAAATAGTGTCCATAGTGATTATGTTCAAAAGTTCTAACCACCACCGAACCTGATGCTACTGAACCACTTAAATCATCAGTAGAGTATGATAACCAATCTTGGTAAAAGAATTCATCTGGCAATCCAACTGGCTTGTATGATTTAACCACATCTCCCACTTGGACATCTTGAACTTGTTTCGTAGAGCCGTCAAACATTTGTATTTCACTACCACTTACACTTGAATATAATAGAGCATTACTTAAATGATATCTATCACCCGATAATGTAAACTTAGGTGCTTCTGATAAAGGTAATTCATCTTTATCTTCAAGTAATACTTGCTTTGTAGGTGTCATCATATAGT